GTCACAAACAAGTTCACTTCGCTAGTATTCTTGACGATAGTCCTAGAACTATGATCAAAAAGATTCACAAGCTTATTGACGAAGCAGATGCCATTGTAACGTATAATGGTAAGAAGTTTGACCTGCCTACATTACAGCGTGAGTTCTTGTTACATAGATTAGCACCACCAAGTCCTTATAAAGACATTGACCTAATACAAACAGTTAGATCTAAGTTTAACTTTGCTAGTAATAAGTTAGATCATATTGCACAGGAGTTAGGTATTGGTATGAAAGTATCTCATGAAGGTATGCCTCTTTGGATTGAATGTATGGCAAAGAATCCTAAAGCATGGAAGGTTATGAAGAAGTATAACATTCAAGACGTTAACCTTACAGAGGATGTATACAAGAGATTACAAGGTTGGATCGTAACACAGTTTAACTTTAATGCTCATTCTCATGATCATGTATGTCCTGCTTGTGACTCTACTAACCTTCAGCGTAGAGGGTTTAGTGTTGTAGGTGCTAATAAATATCAACGTTTTCATTGTCAAAGCTGTGGTAAGTGGAGCAAGAGTAATAAAGCTGAAAAAGAGCATAAAAAAGATGTACTTCTTAAGGCAGTTTAGTTGTATTTTTAACAATAATATGGTATAATATAGTTATGAGATTAGAAAATATATTTGATGAAGCATTAGATCAAGTTAACCAAGGCAAAGGTAATGAACGTCATGGTAATGGTCAAGACTTTTTACAACAACCTTGGGTCAGTATTACTAAGACTCATGGAGTTGGTTTTTTAACAGGACAGGCTCAAAAAAAGATCATGGAAGCAGTAAAGAACAAAGAAGATACTAACTATCTTTGGTATAAACGTGAGATTCTTGGTGCTATTAACTATTTAGCTATGGCTTTACTTTATGAGGAGAACTCCGATGACACAGTTTGAAAAGACTAAGTTTAACTCAAGAGCAAATAACAAGAAGTTCGAAGAAAACTTTGATAGAATTTTCAAGAAGGACAAAGAGAAGAAGGATGATAAACCTAACACACCATGAACTCTGCGAAGAGCTTGAAAAGATGGAAGAGACTGAGCTACTAGAGCTACTGGACATAGATTCTTTAGAGATAGTAGAGAAGTTTCAAGATAAAATAGAAGATAACTTCGACAAGTTAATTGAAGAAGTAGATAATTTAAAAGAGGAGATAGATACAGATGAGTAAGACTTTACCTAGTGTATACCAAGATGTGATTGCATTGTCTAGATATGCACGATTCATACCTGAAAAGAATAGACGAGAGACTTGGGATGAAACAGTTGATCGTTTAGTAACCTACCTAGAAACAAAAACACCTGACCTTAAAAAGGAACTTAAAGAAGTAAGAGAAGCTGTTCTTAACTTAGAAGTCATGCCGTCTATGAGACTGCTTATGACTGCAGGAGAAGCCTGTGAAAGAGATAACATATCTGCTTATAACTGTTCTTATTTGGCAGTCAACAATAAGCGAGCATTTAGTGAAGCTCTGTATATTTTAATGAATGGAACAGGAGTTGGTTTCTCTTGTGAACGTCAAGATATTAACAAACTACCTGAGATTCCTGCTGACTTAGACTACTGTGATGATATTATTGTAGTAGAAGATTCTAAACTAGGTTGGGCTAAAGCCCTTAAAAAGCTAATTTCTTCTTTATATGAAGGTGATATTCCAACGTTTGATTTTAATAAGGTAAGACCTGCAGGTGCTAGGCTGAAGACCTTTGGTGGACGTGCAAGTGGTCCTGATCCTCTTAAACGTCTTTTTGATTTTTGTGTTGAGACTTTCAAAGAAGCTAGGGGTCGTCAGCTTAACTCAATAGAAGTACATGATATTATGTGTATGATTGGTGAGATAGTAGTGGTTGGTGGTGTAAGACGATCTGCTCTAATCTCTTTATCTAACTTAACTGATCGCAGAATGCGTGAAGCTAAAATGGGAGCATGGTACAATGATCACCCACACAGAGGACTCGCAAACAACTCAGTCGCCTATACCGAAAAACCTGATAGTGAGACTTTCATGGAAGAATGGCTCAGTCTGGTTAAGTCAAAATCTGGTGAACGAGGAATATTTAATAGGATTGCTGCTCAGGAACAAGCTGCGAAATGGGGAAGACGTACAAAGGATCACCCTTACGGAACAAACCCATGCAGCGAAATTATACTCCGTGATAAGCAATTCTGTAACCTTACAGAGGTTGTTGTTCGGAACGGAGACACCGAAGAGAGCCTTGCAAGAAAAGTTAAACTTGCTACAATTTTGGGAACTATCCAGTCTACTTTAACAAACTTTAACTTCTTATCTGCTGAATGGAAGAAGAATACTTCAGAAGAAAGACTATTAGGTGTGTCAATGACAGGTATCATGGATGCTAAGATTACATCTAATCCTGATCCTAAAATGTTAGAAAGGTTAAGAGATGTTGCAAGACAAACAAATGAAAAGATCGCCAAGAAATTGGATATACCTGTGTCTGCATCAATTACTTGTGTTAAGCCTAGCGGTACTGTTTCTCAGCTTGTGGACAGTGCTAGTGGTATTCATACACGACACAATGACTATTACTATAGAAGAATCAGAATGGACAAGAAAGATCCAATCTATACGTTCTTAAAAAATAAAGGTGTAGAAGTTGAAGATGAAGCCTTTAGACCTGACTCTACAGCAGTCTTTACTTTCCCTATGAAAGCTCCTAAAGGTGCTATACTTAGAGATGGTATGACTGCTATTGAGCAACTAGAGAACTGGATTATCTATCAACGTCATTGGTGTGAACATAAACCTTCAGTTACTATCTCTGTTAAAGATGATGAATGGGTTGAAGTAGGTGCATGGGTATGGAAACACTTTGATGAGATTAGTGGTGTATCCTTCTTACCACACAGTGATCATACATATCAACAAGCTCCTTACGAGGATTGTAGTAAAGAACAGTATGAAGAACTTCTAGCTAAGACTCCTAAAGTTATTGACTGGACAGAGTTTGTAGAAGAAACAGATAATACTGAAGGAGCACAAACCTTAGCGTGTACTGGAGGCACTTGCGAAATATGATGATTACTACAATACAACCTATATGTGGAGTTCAGTTAGGTTTTGAACTTACTGAAGCAGAAGTAGATGATCAAGAGATTGGTTATGTTCTAATAGACTTATTAATCTTGAGAATACAAATAGCGTGGTATAAATGAAAGTTTGTATCATAGGTTCACGTTCCATTGATAAGGCTGAAGACATCTTTCCTATAATTGATCGCTTTATTAAGGAACACGGCACAGGCACTCTCACCTTCCTCCTAGGGAGTGCCAAAGGTGTCGATCCATTATCCAAGAAATACGCTGAGGCTAGAGGAATAGATGTAGTAGAATTTTTACCATATCACTTGATAGATACTACTACAGAGTTTAATTCAAAATACTTTTTTGTTAGGACTAAACAGATGATTGACAATGCTGATAGAGTCCTAGCCATTTGGGATACTCGTAGTAAGGGTACAGAGTATGGTATTAAGTATGCCCAAAAAAGAAATCTACCAGTGATGGTAGTAAAAGTCCCTAGCTAGCCACTGGGACGTGCTAAAGTAGTAGAGGTTTGCCTCTCCTCTACTACAATAGCTTTAGAGGAGAATATTATGTTTGAATATGTCTTAGTTTTATATCTACAAGACCAACCTAATTACATAGGTAACTTTAAGACCTGTGCTCATGCCAATAACTATATTCAAAATTGTTATTTTAAAACAGTTAATCCTAGTGATTATTATGTTTCATGTCAGCATCAAGATTATTTGTTCTTGCCTGAAGGTTTTGTTCCAATCCATCCTGAGGAATGTTCCAAAGATTGATAGGAGGGAAGTTAATATCTTCCCAATCTATCATAAGCTAGCCACTTTTTGTATATAGTTTTTAGATTCTAACGGAATACCTGCTTTCCAATCCACACCATATTTCTTAACAGCTTCTTTAACAGTAGTTGGTCCACCATTATAAGCTGCGAGAGCTTTTTCTTCGTCACCATCAAACTCAGTTAACATAGCTTGAAAGTATTCAGTAGCAAAACGTTTATGCTCAGCTTCAGAAGCTTTCTCTAAATTAGGGATAGGTTTAATACCATATCCAGGATCTTGAGCTGTTTCAGGCATAATCTGATACTTACCTAGAGCACCTACAGAAGACTTAGTTAAGTTACCTTGAGCATCAGTATGCTGATTACTTGACTCTACCATAGCTATCTTATCCATGATTTCAATAGAAGATTGTTTTTCAATTCCTAAATAATCTTTTATTTGATCAAGTAATTTTATTTGTTCAGGACTATAGATCTTATTAAGTTCATCTTTAGGAAACTGATCAAAGACGTATCCTCGTAACATTCCTGGATCGCCTGACATTTCTTTCCAATCTTCATAAGGTCTATCTTCACCGAAGTTTTCTACAGCATAATTATATCTATCTCTTTGCTGTCTTTCAGGAATAGTTTTTATAAACTCATCATATAAAGGTTTAAGTTTAGGGTCATTATATACAGCATAATGAGAAACATAATCACCTAAAACATCTATAGGACGTACATTAGGATCTCTAATCTCAAGACCTACTTGTCCCATAGGAATACCTTCAGGTCTAGGAGTATCTCCAAAACCAGGTTCATCCTCATTATAGAACTCAAGTTTACCTCCAATTTTACTTTCAGGATTTACAACAACATTAATGTTTTTACCTTTTAAGTAAGGAAATTGTTCTTCAGCTTGAGATAGTATATTACTGCCTGCAACCTCTTCGGAAGCTACAGGCTCGTTACTTCTTTTCAGAGATTCCTGGTATGCCAAGGTCTGAATAGAATAGCTCGATAGATTTATCCAAAGAATTGTTGCCACTAAGTTTATGGAAAGCTCCGAAGGTTTCATTGATACTCCTTAAGCCTTGTCTTGTAAAGTTTCTGTAATCATCTTTATAAGTACCTGAGGCAAATTTAAGTTCACCATTTCTATCCAATTCAAATTTTGCATTAGGATTTACTGCTATAAAGGTGTCTAATTCTCTAGATTTTAACACATTTTTATAGTCTAATGCTACATTTTCTAACTCAGCTTTCATTGTTGGATTCATCTTCATGACTAAGTCTTCAGTAGTTCTAGGATCATGGAAAAGCTTCATAAGATCTCTAGCAGCAGCTGTTTTATTTTGACGACTACCACTCATCACAAAACCTAGTGTATTATCTATCTCTTGTTCAAGTAGAGAAAAAGAATCATCTTCAGTTAAAGCTCTATTTCTAGTTACTTCCATACCTTGGTAAGCAATAGATTTGTTTGTATTAGGATCAATTTCAAACAGCTTACTATTTTTTCTTGCCTTCTTTTCACTAGCCATTTGAGCACGATCACTAGCTATAAAGTCATGGAACATTGATAAATTAGATCCTAGAGTATCAAGACTTGCTAATCTAGCATTCTCACCATACAAATCAAAGAGAGCTAATTCAGCAGAAAGTCCTGGCATTTCTTCTAAAGCTTTACCTTTCTTAGTTTCTATGATAAGTTTATTGGCATCTTGAACAATTTTTAACTGTCCTGCATTACCTACTTTTTCAGTAATCTGTTTAGATAGAGCAGCCATTTGATTATCAAGACTATCTAAACCTGCTTTAATATCAGGATCTGTAATACTAATACCTGATAAACCATAGGCTTGTTCTAGTTCAGCTCTGTTATTAACTTTAGCAGTTTCAATTGCAGCTAGTTTATCAGCTTGAGGCATATTAGATTTAAGAATAAGATTTACATCAGTTTGAAACTTAGCTAAACGAGCTCTATTAGCTTCAACATGAAGACCTTTTTCTATAAATGCTTTACCATTTAATTTAAAACGTAAGTCTTTGTTCTTAACAAGCTGTTCAATGGCAGTGTTAGCTTCTACAAGACCTTGTTTTTCTTCGATAGCTTTACGAATTTCTTTATAGTTATATCCACCTGTAGCAGGATCAAAATACTTAGGATCAGCAAGGTTAAGATCAATAGTATCTGATTCAGCCATCTTTAGAATAGATTTGTTATATTCATCTTGAGCTTCTTGTTGAGATTGTAAAACAGCAGCATCTTGTTTAACCTTGGCAGTAAGGTTATTCATATTAGCTACTTGACTAACGTGTTTCATAATCTCAGGGGCAAGAGCTGGGTTTCTAGCTATAGCTTCTTGTGTTAATTGAGCAAGTCTTGTTTCTAATTCAAACTCAGTCATAGCTCCTTGAGCTCTAGCTTTATTAAGACGATCAGTCTTCTCTGCTAAAGCATTAGTAACTCCTCTAGTATTATCTGTTAGTTCTTGATTTAATACAGAAGGATAAGAACCATCATAACCTACTTGATCTTGAGCAAAACCCATTTCAACTTTTAAAGCCTCTTGGTCTTCTGCTAAAGCAGCTTGACCTAGATAACTACGATCTTCTTGTTCTTGCATAATGCCGCCAATCTCTTCGGCTACACCTTTAAGAGTTTGATATTTATCGTATTCCTTTAGTTTATCTATGCCATATTCAACAGCCTGTGTACCTAAGCTAAACTTAGACTCTGTTTCCATAGCTTTAGACTTATCTACGACACCTTGTTTGGCATAACCAGTAAAGTTGGTTGTGCCTAAGTCTGTTAATTTTGTTCCAAATTCTGCCATTTTAGTTTCCTTGCTCCATTAAGTTTGTTTGTGATTTCTCACCTAAGATCTTTCTTGCACCTTCTCTAATAATAGGATCAGGATGATCCTTTAATCTAAATGCTGCTTTTCTTTGTTTCTCTTTGTTACCACTTAGATCAATCATAATATATTTATAAAGAGTATAAGACTCATTATTAATATAAGCACCTTTCATCTTACTCATAATGCCTTGTTTAATTTTAAGCATTTGGTTAGTATCAAAGACACCACCTTGTTCCATGATAGAGAAGTATTGATTAATAAGAGGAGCAACCTTAGCAAAGTCTTTTTCACTCTTAACATTAGACATAATAATGTCATAACCATCATCAATACCATCTTTAATTAGATCTTGCTCATCTCTTTGTAGCTGTCTTGCTATATACTGGTCAATCTCTTGCTCAGTGTTAAATCCAAAGACACCCTTAAAGAAAGCCTCTTTACCTGTAATACTAATACCACGTCTACGTCCATCTTTAGTTAAGATTTGTTCAGCAGCATAGTATTGTAAAGCTCTCATAGCATTATTACCTGCAGAAGTTATCTCAAATAGTTTACCTACAGACTTAGTTAAAGTCTCTGCATTTACAGGATTCATAATAAACATATTCTTAACATCGTCTAACTTCTCAAATGTTCTACCAATAGCTTTTACTGAAGGTATGTTAGGTGCTCTTGCATCAGGGCTTCCCATAGCTATTTGACCAATATTAACCATTTCTTCAATAACATCACCAAAGAAGTTAACGTTAGCTACAGAAGCTGATTCAGAGATACTTAAGTCAGTTTCTGTTAATCCTTGCCATACATTATCAATAACACCTGAAGATATAGTATCTGCTAATTCTCTTACTTCTTCGTCTTCATGTCCTGCCATATAGTCTAATAAATATTTACCTGCAGCTAATGGAGCACCAAATTCCATGCCGTGCATTACCATACGAGTAGCTACAAGTTTTACTCTATCAGCTCTAGTGAGGTTAGTCGCATTATCTTGGATTACATTCATGAATGATTTAAGACCAATAGATTGGAACTGTGTTATAAATGCTAATAAAGGAACTCTTTGCATACCAACAGCACCAGCACGAGTCATCGAACCTGATTGTTTCCAAGCTTCAAAGGCAATATCTTCTGCATTTTTAATATCAGCCCAGTTCTTACCTTTATTTCTAGGATCATCTACCCATCTATATTTATTCTGTAACCATAGACCAACCCTGTTCATTAATTCAGCATTACTAAAACCATACTTATTAAATACACCTTTAAGATTACCATAACCTTTTGCTCCAGGTTCTAAAACTTTTTCTAGTTTCTTAGGATCTAATTTATTAATTCTACTTTTAAGAGTTTCTTCTAAAGCCAAGTTCATGTTCACAGATTCTAAAATACCCTGTCTTTTCATAATAGCTTGTTCTGCTAAGAAGTCAGCTCTATCAGCTTTATTTAAACGTTTTAGGTAAGCATTATAAGTTCCTTTGAGCATAGGATTGTCCATATGTAATAAACCTATGGTGTGCATAGGGAGTCGACTTGTTGTCTTAGTAAATGACTTAGGATAAATCATTTGCTGTTCTAACCACATCATAGGCTGAATAAACAACTGTCTCATAGGACTACTAAATGTAATATATAAAGTACCAGCATAACCCATGATCTTTTGGTTAACTCCTGATAAACCTAAATCACCTACATCTCTAGCAATTACAGATCCTGTTCTAGATATACCTGGAATTTTAACTTTTTCAAATACATCTGCAAGAGTGTGTAACGCATTTTGGAAAGGAACGTCAAGCATTCTATTCATGTTACCTTGGAAATGCTGTTGTCTTCTCCACATTTGTCTAGCGTTCTTAGCAAGAGCATCTAATCTAGCATCACCTTCTACTCTAGGAGCAATATCAGTAATGTTTTCAGGGTATCTACCACCATTTCTACCTAAGACTTCTTTATAGTCTCTTTCAAAAGCTTTCTTAAATGCTTTGTCATACATAGAATAAGCACCTGTATTCACTGTTCTGTTAATAGCTTTTTCCATAGCTACTAGAGGATCAGCTAATACATCTGCACCCATTTCCATATCCATGTTACGAGTTTTAGTATGTTGGTATACCTCTTTAACATCACGATACTCATCAGTAACATCTCTAATATTATCTAAGTTAGAACTTCTTGTACTATATTCATAGTTATCAGCATCATCTAGACGTTTCATAGCCTGAGTCTTAACAGCATCTGCCTCAGTCTTAGTCATAGCTGTACCAATAGTTTCTTTGTAGTTTCTAAGAATATTAGGGTCAGTTACTTTCTTGCCATTGATATACATTACTTTAGGAATAGCTTCAACAAAGATTTTACTCTTATATTCTCTTTGTATATATCCAGGAAGTTCATCAAGAACCTTACTAGGAAGAATATCTATGTCACTTTCTTTAACTAAAGCATAGTCAGAGATTTGATTACCTCTTCTATTTTTAATGACTTGATGGTTTTCCATACGAACTAGCTTACGTCCGTCACTATGATAAATACCATCTAGCCTATCACTTAGATTAAACTCTATGAATTCATCTTTAACTGGATCGTATACTCGAACACCTTCGCCTTCAAACTGTTTTCTATTCTTTTTACCTATATCACGAATAGCCATCTTAAATTCATTAGTTTTAGGATCATAATATCCTTTATTAAAACCTTGACGTTTAAGTTCCATTCTAAAAGCTTCATTGTTTACAGCATGAATTAGTTTCTGAGTTTTTCTGAAAGCTCTTTGTGTTTCATCGATAGCATCAATTTGTTTCTCAGTATAGCCTCTAAATGTTTTCTTTAAAGTAGCTCTATCTACAATATCAACACCGAGTTGAGCTTGCATATTAACAACATCAGCAATCTCTGATCTTAGTTTTTTATTAGTATCAAGTTTCTTTTTAAAGTCTAATTGTATTTCTTTCTTGATTCGACCTGCTTTACCTGCAACAGCAGCTTTCGCTCTTTCAAACCATTTAGCTGTATAACCAGTACCAAAGGCAAACTCACCTAATATAGTGTTATTTACAGCTTCGCCTATCTTTTTACTACCTAGTAAAGACACTTGAGAATCGTTAAGTTTTTGACCTAACAGATCATCTGCTACGAAGTTGTACTTCTTGTTGAATTTGTAATCGACAACAAATTTACGATTGTCCATCTTCATTTTCTTAAATTCATCAAGCGTAAACTCAGTTTTAGAATCAATATCTCTAACTACTACATTACTTTTAATGTCTTTTTCTTTTGTAGCTATACCAAGATCTCTATCTTTTTTAAGTTCTATCTCATCAGATTTTTTAGCTAGTACAGAAACACGTTCTGCTGCTTCAATAACATCTTTTTTCTTAGTAAATGGATAGTCAGAAGTTCTACCAAATACTAAACGTCCTGATAAACTATTAACATCCATATCTATTTGAGAAGAAGCTACATTAACATTTAACTTAGAGTCTTCCATAACTTTAATACGAGCATTTCTATCTAAGAAACGTTGTTCTCTTCTACCAATGTTATCATCAAAGAAAGTTTCAAAGACTAAACGATCTCTCATGTTTAATTCAGAAACATCATTAATCTTATCTAATCTTTTAGATAGATCAGGAATAAGATCATCAGGAACTTCATTAGCTTTTGGTAATACATTTTCAGCAACAATGTTTTCTTTAGAAGTATTCATTTGTTTTGCTTTGGTATCTGTATCATCTGTTAAAGCTTTAGTAAGATCATCACCTGCTTTTTTAGGATTAGCTTTTGTAGTAACATCTGCACCACCACCTGGGGTATGTCTCATAGACTTAATAGCTTTTTTAGTAGCTATACCTGCAGGAATAAGAGTACCTACAGCTTCCATTGTAAACATAGCTTGTTCAGGGTTTTTGAATAAACCTTTTTCTACAGAGAATTCTGCTAGTGCTTGTAGTTTTTCTCCAATATATCCAAATGTTCTATTAGTATACGAAGTATCAAAGTCTTCTTTAATACCCATATATTCAGCTACAGAATCTAACTTCCACTCTGTAATACCTTTAAGAACACCTTTATCTAGTCTTTCAGAAGCAGTTGAGTTTTCTACCCAATCTACTTCACCTTTGTCCATTTTCTGTTTAATAGCATCATAAACTCTTACACCAAAGTCAACTATACCTGCGACACTGGTAGCAACAATATTAGCTATAGATACAATCTCACCACCTATATCTTCTAAGGCATCATCTGCATCATTAGCATCACGTTCTTCTTGAGTTTTACTAAGATTATATTCAAGATTATCTACATACAGTTCTTGAGCATCCTGTTCAAAGTAAGACTCACTATTATCTAAAATAGCTACATCTTGGGCATACTTAGTTCTAAGATCATCTGTAACTAAATCAAACTTAGTATAATTATTAAGAATACTAATTTTAGATTGAGTAGGTACATTAGGATCTTCAATAAGGTTAGTCATCGCTAACTCAGTTTGATAATCCTGTTCCTCTCTAAACTTAGCTTTAGTTTCTTCTACAGCATCATCATATCCTGCTTGAGTTAAGTTATTGTAGATACGATCAAAAGTCTGAGCAGTTTGTTCTTGCTCTAATCCTAGAGACTCTACTGTATAATAAGCTTCATCAATAGCTTTTTTAGGCTTAACTAACTCATCACTTGGATAAGGCTGAAGAGCTACTACAGGCTCATCACCGAGTAAGTTTAAGTTTGTGTCTTCTCTGAGCATTAAATTTCCTTTTAGTTGCCTCTCATAAATGAAGGAGCTATTTGTCCACCTGAGTATACGTTTTGCTGGGTTATACCAGGAGTTTGAGGTGATTTCATTTGTTGATTAGATGTATCAAAAATGTTACCAAATGTTCCACCTAAGTTAGAAGCTAGAGACTGAACCTGTTGCCAACCTGCTCCTTGTGCTTGGTATTCTATAGCTTTTTGTTGACTTGCTGCTGCAGCTTGATTTAAACCACCTACTGCTCGTCCAAAGCCTACACCTTCATTAATTTGTTGTAGGTTAGTACCTAGTTGTGAGGCAACAGAACCTGTAGCACCTATAAATGGAGCTGTTCCTGTCATACCTAAACCTGAAGAACCCATTTGAGCTAATATCTGACCTTGTTTAATCCTAGCCTGTCTTTGTTGTTCTACTCGTTGTCGTTGAGCTTGAACTTCTGAGTAACGTTGTTTAGTCTCTTCTGCTCTACGTTGTGTTTCGGCTGCAGCTCTTTGTGCTTTAGCAGCTTTTTTAGCAGCTCGTCTTTGTTTAAGCATACTATAGCCAGTTAGAGCCATACCTGCAGCTGTACCTACAGGTCCTCCCATAACACTTACTACTGTACCTATAGCTGCTCCTACACCTCCACCCATTATATTTCTCCTTCTAATAACATTTCGTAATGATCACCTTGTTGAACTAATTTACCTGTGGGTCTTGCTCCCCAAAAAGCATTATATTTAACTTCTTTAGCTGTTTTACTAAACCCATAACATTTAGTAATACCTCTAGATCTAAGTATTTGTCTACAAACTTTTTCTATTTTTTTCCATCTTTTATAGTTTTGAGGACTCCATAAAGTAGGATCTACAACAAAGTGAAGAACCCATCCAGGAATGTCTTCATGCCAAGAAAGTCCTACCCATCCATCTTCACCTTCCTCATAGATAACCTCTATGCCAGGTCCTGGTTTCTCTATCATAATATAATCCTTATTAGACTGTTGTTAGCGTTGTTGCAGGTAATGCCCAGCCTAAAAGTCTCATATCTTTACCACTTTCAGAGGTAATCTTTAAGCTAAGGGTTTTACCTGAGCCTCTAAGTTTATTCTTTGTTACGATAACATCATCGCCAGTATCGAAATCATCGTTAACGTTTGTAGGTGTATAGAATCTTAATATTCTGTAAGCTTGAAACTCTGTTCCCCATTTACCACTTGTAGCACTATTAGCCCAATTCCATTGAGCTTGTACTTTACAAGAAGATTGATTAGTAGGTTCTAAACTTCCATCTGCATTTTCTGAAAAACCATCTTCTGTTTTCTTAAAGTAAAAGAATACATAAGGAGTTTGTTTACTTCTCATTAAATCATTAAATAGCTCATAGCCTGTAACTAAATAACTTGTGTAATCAGCTCCTGTACTATCCTCTTCAACCCAATCTCTAAATGCTGTATTAATATATTTAGATACTGTAAAAGAAGTCCCTTGAATTGTTAAAAAACTAAATAAAGAACTACGATTAACCAGTAAAGGTTGAGATACTACAACTTGATCTGTAGATGTAACAATTACAGCATCTGTACCTGCTTCTACAGCAGCATCTGTAGTTGATACAGCATATCCTGGAACTTCAATATAGTCAGCAATAAAAGGACTATTACTTGCTAAATCTGAAATAGTATTTAAATAAAAGGCTTCTAAGGTTAAATCTAAAACTAATTCTTTATTGTATTTATTAATATAATTATTTGTAGAATAATCATCAGAATCATTATATAGCCATCTAACTCTGTTTTCTTTTTCGTCATAGAAACCTTTACAGTTATTCTTACCTACATCAGGTATGTTTAAGAATAAAGTCTGTACAGACTGTAATGAAATAGATTCAGCTTTAAATCGTCCTGATACTGACTCAGGTGTTAAAATATAAATACCTGCTTTTGACCAGTAGATAAAGTTACCATTAACATTAACAATAGATTTGCCATTTAATACACCATTTGTAGATACTTTACTTGTTTGGAATGATGTAGCAATAAATCCACCTGTGTCACCATAAACTTCCCATACACCATTTTCACAGAATACTAGAAGTGAAGCTTGAGAAGCTACAATTTTAATAATTCTGGTTGCTTCTGGAATCTGGATAGATCCACCATCAGAGTCAATCAAATCATTAATTGCTGGATCTGTTGGGTCAGCATCCTGATAACATTTAGCTAAGTCATCATTTGATTGGATAACTCTAGTAAAGAATATATAACCTGAATAGTTAGGTGATCGAGCATCTCCATCTGTTACAGAAGAGGCTACACCTGAATAGAATATTCTTTGAGCATAAGAAGCTACAGTAGTTATTGTTCCATTTTCTTGATCTAAAGGTAAACCTGAATTAACATCAGATTCTGCCATTCTAGAAGTACCTCTATCAAAAGCATCTATAATTTTAGAACCTCTAGCAGCTTGATAAATAGAAGTAGAGTTTTTCTTTAAGATCTTAGCATTAAATTTTTCATAGTTACTATTACTAGGATTAGAGTTTTTACCTAAAGTCCACTGATCTGAATTACTCGGATAAGCTAGAAATTCTGTTTGTCTAGCACAATGATCTAGTACATTAGTAGGAGTAGCTCCATAAATAGTACCATCATTATAAAAATCAATGTTAGGATTCCAACCTTGGTTTCTAAGATTATATTTATGTTCAGGAGTAATAGCAATTTGAGATCCTCCTGACCCACCTGTCCATCCTGGTGGTCGATAATCAGGATCATATCCATCATTAACTCCATAAATATCTCTAATTTTAATAGAAACTTCTTCTTGTGAAACTGCCTGTGTAGTAGGATTATAAGATAAAAGTATAGGTTTATCTAAATCCTGTGAAACAATAATACATTTATTATTGATAACTGTGGTTTCAATATTTGAATTACTTAAACCTGAAAGTGTAATAGGATTACCACTGTTTAGTAAATTAGCACTTGGATTAGGTGTTAACATATCTAAGAACCATAACTTATTAATGACTCTTATAATACCTATTGAAACAGTAGTATCTCCTCCTGGAGATTCCCATTTATGAAAAGACTGTTTTCCTGTTTGAATCTGTGTTGCTGTAAACCCTGTAGAAGTCTTAGCATATAGATCTTCATAGTCTATGCCTAAACGTCTAGAACGAGAGCCATCTCTGTTAAGCACAAAGTTTTCTTCGTCAACAGAAGCATTCTCAGGAAATGTTAAAGGACTTGCTTCAGTAACTAAGCCCTTAACAAAAGAATTAAAAACCTTTTCAGTCTTCGCTGCCATCTACTTCCTTCTTTTTCTTTGCAGTTTTAATTAGTTCTTTTTCAAACTCTTTATTTTCTTTATGCTTACTTACTGGATTATTAAGAATATAAGAACGTACAGCTACTTCTGCTACAGCTTTAGATGTAAATACACCTGTAAGCTCTGCAGGAAGTTGTCCACCTTCTTTAAACTTAATTTTTACATGAGCAGTTGCAGGATCATGATAAACTTCTATTTCTTTACCTCCTGCTGTTTTATAAGTTTCCATATTATCGACCAAAGCCTGTCATAGAAGGTCCTGAAGGTCCTCTACGTTTGTTTACTTTCTTCTGAGCTGCTTTCTTATCTTCCATACGTTTCTTAGTAGCAGGTGCAGATTTGTTAGCATCTGAAGTTTTCTTAGCTTTAGTGCCACGAGACATATTAGGACCTTGATTAGTCTTAGTAGGTTTGTAGCCTTCAGAACCAGCAGCTCTTTTTGGAGTTTTTCTAGTAGTTGCTCCATAGTTTGGACCTACGTTTGTTTTAGTAGGTTTATAAGCTGTAGAACCTGGTGCTGCTGTAGGTTTCTTTTTAGCTGTAGCAGTTGTCTTCTTAGCTTTTACTTTGTCTGAAGCTTTTTTATCTGCTTCAGCCTTACGCTTTTTAACACCTGATACGAAGTCACTTAATTTTTTTGATAAGCCTTTTTTCTCACCACCAAAAACTTTTTTAGCTCTGTCTTTAGCTGCACCTTTTAATTCATTTGTTTTTTTTGTTGCCATTTTTAACTCCTTTAATTTGTAAATGTTTATATGGGTTTTTAATTTTGACTCTACTTTTTTTAACTAGTCCATATTGCTGACTGTGTATAAAAGCTTTTGTGTTACTTGTATCCATTATTTCCTTCCGTAGTTACCATAAGTAATGCCGTTAGTGATCTTCCAAGCTTCTTGTGACATTCTACGTCTTTGAGAAACGGATTGTTGTTCTGCTTTTTGATTAGCCATTTGTTTTAAGGTTAAGAAAGCAGTTGATTTAGCCTCATTAAGTAAATAACTAAACATTTGTACTGGTAAGTCAGGAGTAAAAGAATCAGATAAAGTAAAGGTTACTGATCGTTTTCCATATACTTGAGTATTACTGTTAGTTAAATTCGTTTCTTTTGCAGAGTCATAAGCATCAAATACTAAAGTCTCATCATCAAAAGAAGTAAAATACATTGGACCTCTATCTGTGTATACATTAATAGTAATATCACTAGGGTCTGTTATTATAGATATATTAGATGAAGAGCTGTCTCTTGAATCTACTATATTAATAAAATCTTCAGGAGTTTTATAAATAACTTTTTCTAATTTATTTTTTGTATCTGTTGACTTTTTATTATTGTATTTAATCCATTTAAGATCTATAATATCGTCAGGTAAACTCATGTGAGTTGGTCTAGAAGTAGTTCCACTTGTATTTAATTGGAACAGTTCATACATCCACGGAAAATCTTTACCATCAATAATATTGTAGTAAGTTGTTTTTACAATTTGAGCTACTTGTAATGATTCAGCAGTATCTGAAATACTGTTAATTTCGTCAGAATCCATATCTGACATTATGTCTTGTACAATATCAAGTAGTGTCATTTTAGCCATAATTTATTCCTAATCTAAGTGTAGGGCTACTAAACCTGCTTCAGTTACTGTTATATTAGTAGAAGAAGAAGAACCATCGCCTCCTACATACATAGACAATGCTTGTCCTGCAGTAGCACTAACAAGACCTGTTGCTGCAACGTGTAAAATATCAGCACCATTAGTTGGTTTAGTTACAGTAACTACCCTTGGTGATACTACACCATCAATAGCAAATTTAAATTTATATAAAGCTCCTGCAGCTACAGAAGCAGTTGTAAAGTTACACCAAAAGTCAATTTTATAATGTCCTGCTAAATCTAAGTCAACTTCGCCACTAGCAGCAGTAACACTAAGTATATCTTCATATCCAGAAGCTGTCCATTCACCTGATGGGTTTAGCAAAGTAAACGCTGAAGCACTTCCTAATGTATGAGCTGTAGTTCCTCCATTAATATAGATCTCTGCGTGTCCTTTAGCTGGTGGATATTTCCAAGAACCACTTCCAGAACCATCAGATTCAAATACTTGACTATTTAAGGCAGTATCTAATCCTGTTAAAGGATACACCCAATTACCTGAACCTGTGCCATCAGCTTTATATACAGTTCCTGAAGTTGCAGATGCAACCCCTTTAGGCTCATGTATATCAGGGTCTGTGATAATATTATGTTGAATTGTCATTTATAAAATTCCTAATTATAATAGGAGGGGTCCGAAGACCCCAACCTAATTAAACGTAGTACTCTACGATTAAAGTTGCTGAACCACCTGAGTATGTACCTGCAACACCTGTTACAGCTACTTCACCAGCAGAAGCACCGATAGTAGCACCAACTAAAGCACCAGCACCAGTAACAACATCACCTGCTGAAGGTGTAGTTACATCAACGATTAAGCCATCATTATCAATTTCAGCACCAGCTGAAGTTTGAAGACCTACGTCAAAAGATGTACCACCAGTCCAGTCAGCATTAGCAATCAATGTTGCTGAAACAACTGTAGCATTAGCAGGAATAGCAAAAGCTAAGTTTCCTTGCTCTGCATCAGGTAAGTCGTTATAGTCAAAAGACCATTCAGCACGTTTAATCTTACCAGTCGATTTAGCTTGTCCACCATATTTAGCATCAGTTGTTCTAACACCATAGTGAGCAGCTACACCTCGTTTTGCATCATATTCAATAGTCATAATGATCTCCTTAGTAAGCTGTCGCTGAAGTTAAAATTACACCCAATGTGTCAACACGTTGAGCACCAAAACCGAATCTAGAAGTTACTTGGAACTTATCAGCTCTTTCTTCTTGATCTCTCCAACCTTCTGTTTTCGGAGCTCGTCTCCAAGCGTGCATAACTGGTTTGCATGAATCATCAGCAACACACATGAATACGTTAGCTTTGTCACCAACCTGAGCTGTTTCAGATGTTAAGCCGTAGCCTGAAGCATCGATAGCCTCTGTAGCAGTTAGTGATGGTAAGAAGTTAGAAGTGTATACATCGAAACCAAAGATATTCTTAACGAATTTATGATCACGAGCAAAACCTTCTGTAACGATACCTTCGAACATTGGGTTGTTAGAAACGTTAACTAAGTTTTGTAAGCTGTTTAATGTAGCTTCAACAACTGGGTCAACGATAGCAATACGACCACCTGCAGGAACGTTAGCTTTATCAAAAGCTAATTTCATAGCGATAAAGTCTTCTAATGTGATAGTTCTAACGTTAGAAGCTGCAGAACCAACCCATCTATGAGGTCTAGCATTAACTAAGTTAAGATCAGCACCTGTGTGAGCTGCGTTAGCAACTGCTAAGAAACGTGATTCGTGGTTTTCACCAAGAGCACGAGTAGATTCCATAGCACGCATAGCCATTAATGAATCAACTTGAGAACCATCTTCACGAAGATCATCAGACACTTTCCAAGCATCACCAACATAGTCAGTAATAGAAAGTGTTAAGTTACCTGTGTCGATAGGTGAGTAGTTAAGAGGTGTGTCCTCAGCTGCATCTTGAATTGTTACAGTACCAACTGTTTTAATGTTAAGAGTTGTGCCTGAACCAAAGTCAGAAACATCTCTCCACATACCTTCAGGTAACAGATAGTCATGTAAGTTCTCAAGGATAAACTGAGAATACTGTTGCGATTCGATAAACGCAGTTGTATTTCCTGTTAATTGTGACATTTAAGTCTCCTTTATAGTTGAGATTTTACTTTTTCACCTGCAGCTCTCCAAGCCTTAACTAAGTCTTTAGTAGAAGCACCTTGAGGAACTTTAGCAGATAACTCTGCATTAGGTGTACCTTTTAGAGCTTCAGTATTTACAGAGCTAGATGTTTTAGCTACATTAGTAGCAGGTTTACCATCTAATCCTGCAAGTCTTAGTACAGCACTTGGCGAAGAAGCAGCCAAATTATTTAATTGTTGAATAGTCATTCCATTTTCTTTAGCTAGGTGATTATAACTTTGCTCTGCAGCATCACCAAAAGCATCAGTAAACTTACTAGCAACTGAATCAGCATTTTGTTTAGCAGAACGTTGTTGTTCTCTTCTATCTAAAGTAGCTTGGACTAACTGTTCTAAGCTATCTGTATCCACTTCAGGTTGTTGAGCTGTCGGCTCTTCCTGACGATCAGACTTTAATTCATCTATAAGTTCTTGAGTCGTTCTTCTCTTAGCTAGTTCTTCTTTTACTTCAGCTAGTTCAGATTCTAAAGTCTGAATATGCTGTTGTGCATGAGGAACTGATCTAAGAGCATCTTCTGCACTCTTGTACTTTTTACCCTCTCCTACAAACTCTTGAGCTTCTGTCGGAATTTCAAAAGCCTTTGAAGGGCTATCTAAATTTTGAGCTTCCTGGGTAGTCTGCTCTGTTGAAACTTGTTGTTCTTGTGTTGCGTTTTGTTCTTCACTCATTTATTTTCTCCTTGGTCAGGTATGAGATTATATAGTTTTGAGAGAGATTTCTGAAAACCATTTAGATAAGCTTGATGCTCAGACCATGCAGGTAAAGTAAAATTATCTTCATCTAACTGCTTACGTCTTGACAAATCTATCTGATCTTTGATATACTCTCGAATAAGTTGAAAAGCTTCTTGCTTGGATAAGCTTTTAGCTTTATCTGATTTTAAATCCATACAATTATTATACCATAAGTCATTATAAAAGTCAAGCAATTACTGCATTTCAGGAGGTATTTCTCCATCCTCTGAAACTTGACCTGCTAGTTCTGCCTCTTGTTCAGCTAACATTTGTTCTTGCATACCAGGCTGCTGTTGCTGTGCCTGTACAGAAGACTGTATTTGTTGCTGAATTTGTGCCTGCTCACCTTGTTCAAATAAGGCTGCATTGTCTTTTATGAACTCATAATCTTCAAAGCCCATGTATTCTTCTACCATCTTAGCTAGTCGTTTAGCAGAAATATGAGGCTGTATTAACTGACCCATAGGGCTATTAAATAAACCTAACATATTCTGTATTAACTGTGCTCTAGCTGCATAGTGTCTAGCTCCAATAGGTCTTAACTTACCACGAGCTGTTATATCTTCTTTAGTAATAGACATAAAGTCTGCTACACCTAAATCATCATCCATTGTTCGAGCAACTTCTGCTGCATCTAGGTTTCTTCTAGCCATTTCTAACATCATATTTAGAATAGGTTCTAAGAACTCTACTTCAAACTGATTAATCTTATGTTGGAAGATTCTAGAAGCTGCTGTTTGTAGCTGTTGAACTTCAAAAGCTGTCTTTTCACCAGGACTTCTAAAGCCCATAGCTTCTTTAGGAGCTCCTGCCATTTCTTCCATAAGAGCTAATAATGTACCTATTTCGTTATTAACTTGGAAAGCTGCTGCGTTTGGAGGCATAGCTTCTACTTCACCATCTTCAGGAATATGAATTGTTGACTCAGGATGCCATTCGAATGGTTCTACATCACCTTTAATTTTAAGAGGTGGATGTATAGTCATATCTAAAGCATCTGCTTTTAAGTTCTCTAAGTGATCTACACGATATTGTAATCCAACTAAGTTATCTAGTGGACCCATACCATATAAGTTATCAGGACGAGATCTCCAACCAACATGATGCTTAGTATCTTTACCTAAGTAAGAAGGATTGTCTATATTTCGTACTACATAACTACGATCAACAATAGTAATGATTTTGTTTTCTAGTAGTTCATCATTTACTTCATCATAAATATCACCTTCAAATTCTAGTATCTCTACTAAACCTGATTGATAGTATTCATATAAAGAACCAAAACCATCTACTAAAAAACCTTCTGATTTGTTAATATCTTCCATTTGGAAAGATGAAATCTGCTTTCTAAACTCAATAGCTTTCTTAAGTTTATCTTCATCATAGTTAAGGTCAGGTCTAGTCTTAGCTTCTTTCATTATTTCACCTACTGTTTTTACATAACGAGTAAACTTAGGTGACTCTTTAAATGAGCTAGCTACAGGATTAAACACTATATCAAATGGTGATACTCTTTGTAACTTAGGACCACGATATGTAACTACTTCTGAACCATCATAAGGATCAGTATGGCTTTCATCTACAAAAGTAACTTCACCAAAACAGTTTCCATAGTCAATGTAGTCATATACTAAATCAGAAACAGTCTCTCTAAAGTTAGACTCTTTTAGTTTAGTCTGTAGATAAGCTGTAATAGCTTTACGTTTTTTAGCAGTAGCATCTTTTAGATTATGACCTTCCCACTTCATCCAATTATCATTTGGAAACAACGCATCCATATAGTTAGCATGAAGGTTGTCTCGTATCTGAGTAAGCTTAGGCAGAGTAGTTTTATTCTTCCAAGGAAGTTTAGAATTAGTTGTTTTAGTTGTATCAGTTGCAAATAAATAATTCCTTAGTTCTCTCCATTCACCTTCTTTATCTCGTCTTTGAATCCACCAATTATTATAGAGTCCAGCTAACTGACGAGCCATTCCGTCTCTATCCATTAGTTCTCTAATTTGTGCTGTTTTTCCTGCCATAAATTTTCCTTAGTAAGATACTCCTCCAAAACGAGAGTGTGTCATAACATTTTTACCTAAACTAAAAGAACCTACTCTTTGTTTAGGAGCTGTAGCTATTGATATTGCATTAGCTAGTGCATCTTTAATATCATCATGAGGTGGATGAACCATTACAAGTTCTTCTTCTAACGATTGACAATTACCACCTTTATAATGCCATACTTGAAGATTATCATACTTAGGTTCAAGTACTGCACTAACTCTTTCAAACTTATCACCTAGGTTTCGTGTAGGTCTAAACTCATCAATAGCAAGAGGTATACCATTAGGTTTAAGATAACTATCTTTTAACTCTCTTACAATTGTTTGTTGAGCTACTGTTGTTTCAGCTCTAAGTTTTCTAAATCCCCACTTTTCCCAAGCAGTTAAAATATGTGAATAATAATCTACAATACGATCTGTTTTAAATCTATCTATGTCTAGTACATAGTAATTATTTTGATGATCTACACCTACAACAACTAATGCAGTGTAGTCAGCTTGTTTTCTAAGAGAAAACGCAAAGTCAATTGCTGCATATATATTTAACTTACGATCTCTTATCATCCAATCACCTTCTCTATTTGTTAATATAGAGCGATCATAGTATTGAAAACTATCTTGTTTAATCCTAGCAGTTTCATTACTATTTGGATTATTATAGTACTGAGCATAAAATTGTGTTGTATCTACATATTTAGCTTTAATTCTAGCTAGTTCTTTTGCATCAAAACCAAAAGCTTTACCATCTTCTCTTTTTTGTTTAGCCCATAAAAACTCACCATTTGTTTCTACAACTTTTTGAAACAACTCATATACTGGTTCTTCTGAAATAAGTTCTCCATCATCATCATATAGAGATTCTTTCATGTTAATCATAGTATCATATATATCTCTAGGGTGATAACGAGTCCCAACAACCCACTCATAAGCACCAGGGTTTTCAATGGAAGCCAGTTGGCTGTATGCTGAAGCAACTTTGTCTCTTCCTTCCTCAGTATAAGCATTACCTGGTACAACAATATCGTCAAGCACCACAACATCAGCATGGAAGCCAGTAGTATTACTGGTAAGCCCAACTGCTTTAATGCTAGCATCTCTAACTCCTTCTAATTTTCTTTTAGGATGGTCAACTGCTATTTCAGCAACTGCCCATCGTTCTCGTTTACCCTCTTCAGGGTGTATCATTTCAGACCAGTAACGTCTATAGATAGGACTATCAATAATTTGTTTAACTTGATACAACTGTTTTTCTGCTAAATCTGCTGTAGCTGAAACATATAATATAGTTGTTTCAGGATGCTTAGTTAACCACCAAGCTGTTCTGTAAGCAATCAACTTAGACTTCATGTGTCCACGAGGTAGTAGAACTAATTGGTTTTCTTTAGCATCTTGTCTAACCCACCAACTAATTAACTCTTCGTGAACACCACCTAACATTAAATGAGGTGCTACTAGTTTAATGAACGTTAATAGATCATTTTCTGCTGCTTCTCTAATTTGATCTATTTTAGTTGTACTCATAATTTACTTTCTTCGTAACTAGTTTTACCTTCTTCATCCATCCAATCATTACCAATAAAAGTAGGTTTAGCTTTATTAATCCATTTTTCTATGTTTAAAAAAGATCCACCTAAAGGTCCAGTACAAGCTGAATGAACTGTATCATGTGCTATAGGTAAAGCAGGATAAGGCATTTTTCCTTTAAAAATATCAAATGGATGATAATACCATTTATGCTTTCTTTTAATATCTACATCTCCTGAAACATATACTAAAACAGTATCTGTGTTAGGATGAGTGTGAGGTACTGAAGCTGCATTAGGTTTTAATGCTATTAGTTCTACTTGAAAAGGTCCTTCTCTATATAATATAGTTTCTTGAGCATTCTTAACAAATTGAACTGGATTTTTAATATCTTCAGGTACTTTAAAAGGTTTATGCTCCATCCAATAATTTACAAAATCATATAATGGAGTATCGTTATTAATTATCATTACTAAGCCTTCTTAGTTTTTTTCTTTTTACCCCAGTTATTTTTCATATCTTTGTAAGCTTTTGAAGTAATAGTAGTCTTCTTTTTAGTTCTACTTGTTCCTGCTTTTTTTCTTTTATTTATGTTTTCTACTAAACTCATTACCATTTCACCTTATCTGCCCAGTAGGCTGCTGACATTTTACCTTTACTTATGTTTGTAGCATGACGTGCTTTAAATGATTTTTGTCTTGCTTTTTCAGAAGCAGTCTTAGGATTAGATCCTGCACCACTTACACCTTGCTGACCAAATCTAATTAACTTAACTTTGTCTCCATCTTTAGCTAATACTGCATGAGACTTTTTAGCACCAGGTGTTTTCTTAGGTTTGTTATAACCTGAAAACTTTTCACCTCTATATTCAATAGTCATTTCTTACTCCATCTTTATCTATAATTAACACTTGTTTTTTAGGTTCTTCACCTTCTTTTGGAAACGATATATGTATCCAAGAGTTATATTCTAATATCAACTGATCAAATCCAATAGATGAATCTTTTAGTACGCTAAATACTCGTTCAACGCTATCATAACGATCAGCAGTAAAGTCAGCAGCGAGACCCATAATATGTCTACTTGTTCGTTTTGATCCCAAACGATCATTGAGAGCCTCACACCTAAAACCACTGCTAATATTAATAGGGTTACTATCAAGCTTAGTCCTAACATCTTCTAATCCTTTTGCTAAAGTTTTTAAATTCTCTAATTGTTCTTCGTTAGGAGTGTTATCTATTCCATATCTAGAAGCAGTTTGAGATCTAGTAAATTCGATTAATCTAAAATTTTCTGATAATCTCATTTAGTTAAGCCTTTGCTTTTTTCCCAAGTTCTAAGACCTGCAAGACCAAGCATGGCTAAAGTTAATTCCATTAAAACATCTGTTTGTAATTGTGGTAATACTAAATTAATGCCCTGTAATGCAAGCACCCACTGAGCAACTGGGGATACAACAAACACCCAAGCAAAACCAAACCCACTGCACCAACCAAGGAAAGGACGCCAACCACTAACGAAAATAGAGCGATGAGCAGCTTCAATCTTATTTGTCTCAGCCTGAGTGAGATTAATCTTAGCTGCATTATCGATAAGAGCTTTTTCAATTTCTTGTTTGGCTTTTTGTTTTGCATTGTTGTCTGGTATAACCTTGTCTAATACAGTCCCTATTAATGGTAAAATAGCGTTAATCATTTGTTCTCCATACAGAAGTCATAGCTAAACACAGTAAACCTGCTCCTATACCTGTAACTACTGCTTCTGTTGTTGGTCCACCAAAACCTGATGGATGTAATATAAAATCTGCAATAGCAGTAAAGAATCCAATAACTCCTGCCATAGCAAATTTACTTTTTGTAATATGTTCTTTATCTATTAATATAAATAATATTGTAGCTAATGAAGCTACTGTTCCTACTTGTAATGCTTTTTGCCAATGACCAAGTGTCATAATAAGTAAATTACCTTGAGTCATAGCTACCATACATGAAATAGTTGACTCACTTAGTCGTTTAGAAAATACTGATAAGTATTTCTTCACTTAAACACAATCTCCTTCAATCGAGATACAGTCTCCTTTAGAACAGTGTACATTTTTTTGAGTTTCTCTATTAACTTGTCTTTGCTTTCTAGGAGTGGATTTCGGATAAGCTCGTAAACCCCTATAATCAAACAGATTAAAATTAAATACATCGCTATTTCCATGGTTTTCCTCTCTTAAAATATATCTACAAATTCTACTTAACATTATATATTATGAACAATAACAGTTATAAATACAGCACCAAATCCAGTTAGTGCTCCCCATATTAGTTTGTTTAACATACCCTCGATGCGATCCAAACGTTTGTGTATTGTGCTGTAGCGTTCGGCACAGAGTTTTTCGTGGGCTACTAGTTCTTCGTGTGGTGTCATTATACGCTCACTAATGATGCTGAAAAACAAGTTGTTTGATTGCTAGTAAAATTGTCTAATGTTCCACCACTATCTTGCCATAAATATATTTCAAAGTAATCTGTTGTTCCATTAGCATACGCTAAAGACGATCCACTAAATCTAAACGTACCAGTTCCAGAAGCCCCTATTCTTTGAAATGTTAATAATTCAGAACCATTTTTGTATAACAAAATCCATCTTGTGCCAGTAAGATTTGAAACAAATCCATTACCAGCGTTTATTTGATAGTAACCAGCTACATTTGGAGTAAATCGAGAATTGGTAGTATCATAACATCCATCTGTGTCAAACTCTTCTGTTGGATAAAGAGCTTTAGTATAAGAACCATTTGTAATAGATTGCACAGTTGTAGTATTGTATGCTCTGAAAGTTGGACCTTTAGGATACAAGTTATTGCTAGGCGTAATATTCCCACTGCTGTCAACAGTTAGAATGGTACTGCCGTCTTGCTCTATCGTTGATCCTGATGCTGTGGGTTTAATCGCTATAGTCATTACTCTGCTCCGTCTAGTTCAGCCTGTGTTGGTTGAGTTTCTGTTGCGTGATTCCATTCTCTGATGTAGTCACCTTTACCATCGCTATCATTTTGTAGCATGATTGTACCTTCAGGTGAAAAATCATCTGATGATAGGTTAGGTCTGAGTGTTAATATTTTATCGTATAGTGCCATTATACTGATGCTCCTTTAAGTTCTTCAACAGTTGTCATACTGTCTACCTGATTAGTAATATCACGCAGTCTTTGTTTCTCAGCTACGATTGCTGTTGTATCTTCACCAGCTTCTTGCGCTCTCATGTATAATACATCTTGTGCTTCTAGTAAGGGTTCACGTTCAGCACGAAGTCTGTCTTTAGTAATATCTTTTGCTTTGTTAATGTTTACTTGTATACCCATTATGCCCACTCCCATGCGTTTCTAAAAGTTCTATCAGAAGGGATCTCAGAAGCATCAACAATCCAATGTTCCTTACCAGCTGGAACATCTTTAGCTGCTATTTCTTCAATCGTTAAACCACAATCTGCTGGTACAATAATTGATATTGTTCCATCATCGTTCTTATATACTATTCTTTTTTCCATAATTTTTCC